AACTGGAACACATAATGTTGCCGTTGGTGGCTCTGATAATGCTAGTGGTGCAACTTTAGGTACTAACAGCACAGGTTCAAATAATACAGCTATTGGTATGCAAGCTATGAAAGCAAACACAACAGCAGATAACAACACAGCAGTTGGTTATCAAACTTTATATGCAAACTCTACAGGAGCAGATAATACAGCAGTTGGTAAAGATACAATGGTCAGTAATACTACTGGTTCTCATAACACAGCAGTAGGTTTAGGTGCTTTAGCAAGTAACACTACAGCAGACTACAACACCGCATTTGGTAGAAGTGCTTTATTAGCAAACACTACAGGAACTAGAAACATAGCAATAGGTCCAGGTGCATTAGATGCAAATACCACAGGAAATGATAACACAGCTATGGGTTATAACACTTTAACTACAAATACTACAGGATTAAGAAACACAGCAGTTGGAGCAAGTGCTTTATTATCAAACACAGCTTCGGATAATACTGCTGTTGGTTATTTTGTTTTAGATAATTGTTCTACTGGTAGTAACAACACGGCAGTTGGAACTGAATGTATGAATGCTTGTACAACAGGTTCAGCTAATGTTGCTATGGGATATAGAGCTTTAGATAATATGACAACTGGCGATAGTAATACTGCTATAGGTCAAAATGCTTCAGGTGTAGTTACAACTGGAACTCATAATACAACTATGGGTCATACTTGTGGAAATAATAATACTACTTCAAGTTTTAACTCTTTATTTGGTGCTGATATTACTACAGGTGATGAAACAAGTAATAACTGTAATGGATTTGGATTTGGTGTTAATGCTGTATCTGGTTTTACAACAATAGGTCTTTCTACAAGTGATATTAGAGCACAACATGGTGTTGCTACTTGGTCAACTGTTTCTGATAGAAGGGTTAAAAAAGATATTAAAGATTCATCAGCAGGATTAAGTTTTATAAATGATTTAAGACCTAGAACTTTTAACTATAAAAACAAAGGTGATTTACCAGAAGAATTTAAAGGGTATGAAAAAGATTCAACAGAGCCTTATAAGTTTTCTGACACTAATCATGGTTTTATAGCACAAGAAGTAAAAGAAGCTATAGATAATCACCCTGAAATTGTTGATGGATTTAAAATGTGGTCTGAGTTAGATACAGGACAACAAGAAGTTGCTGAAGCTGCTCTTATACCCATGTTAGTAAAATCAATACAAGAACTATCTACGCAAGTAGATGAATTAAAAGCTAAATTAAACAAAGGAGAATAATATGGCAGTAACAAAAGCAATAACTAAATGCGTACCTTATGTAAACTCATCTAATAAAGTAGATAAGTGGGATATAGACATGAAGTATGAAAACGATAGCGAGGGCGATAGCACTTACTATACTTCTACTTTTAGCACTACAGTAGAGCAATCAGTAAATGGTTTTACTCTAAAAGCTAAAGGTAGTTGGAGTAATGCTGACTTAGTAGCAATATGTCCTGTATCACAATGGGATACAGTATTTGCTAGTCAAGTAGATAGCGTTATAACTAACCCACCTGTACAAAGCACACCAGACCAAGCATTTAACGTACCTAGTTAAGTATGACTCAAGGTGAGTTTCAAATTCATACTATGCCTGCGGTATATGTGCTACAAACACAAATGCCACAAGATATGATTGATGATGTTAATGATTATATGGATGAGTATAGGCATGATAAAAATAAAGAATCATTAGCAAAAACTTTAGTAGGACAAATAGATAAAGGAGAACAGTTACTTTTAGATCACAATGATAAAAGAATGGTTGAGTATAATAATTTTATCTGTAACCTTGGTGCTGAGTATATTAATCATTTTAGTAAGTCAGGAAATAGTCTTAAAGGTCCTAAACAGGTTCAAATAGACGAAACTTGGTCAGTTCATAGTTACGATGGTGATTACAATCCAATTCATGATCATGGTACTAAAACATTAATGGGTATATCTACTACAGCATGGACTAAAGTACCACCACAAATAGGTAATGTTAATGCACAATCACCAACTTATTCTTTATATAACGAAAGCGGACACTCAGACGGCTGTATAGCTTTTCAATACGGACAAGTATCAGTTATAGACGGTGAAAGATTAAAACCAGCTCAATCATTTGTTATGACTCCAGAAGTAGGAAAATTATTAATTTTCCCTTCTTGGTTACAACACATGGTCTATCCCTTCAAAGGTGAAGGAGAAAGACGAACCATCGCATCCAACTTAAATTGTTGGGATGTGCAACAACCAACACCTAAGGAGGTGCAATAATGGCAAAAGCCGAAAAGAAAAATACTGTTGAGGTAGAATTTACGCCTGAACAGAAAAGTTTTCAAGCCCATATACAAAGCTTGACAACAAAAATTAACCAACATTTGTTTGAAATTGATGAACTTCAACCTAGTTTAAATATGTATAAGCAAGCTTTAACTGAAAGCATGAAAGGTCAAACAGATAAAGTAAAAGAGGAGAGTAATAATGACAATTCTTAATATATTAGTATGGGTTACTGCAATTATATCTATAGCTTCTGTTGTAGCAGCAATAACTCCAACACCTAAAGACGATCATTGGTTTAGTTACATTTACCGTGTAATCGATTGGTGTGCATTAAATGTTTTAAAAGCAAAGGATAAATAATGAGTTTTTTTAAAAATTTATGGGATAAAGTAACTGGAACAAAAAGAGTTAAAGTAAGATCAAGAAACAAAAAAGGTCATTACGTGGGTGATGATAAATCAACACCTGATGTAAATGAGGCTTGGACTGAAAAAAGAGTGAAAAAGTCTAAAGAATCCTAATGGCTAAATCACCAGACGCTTTTGTTTACAATGCAACACTTGAAAGAATTGTAGATGGCGATACATTTGATTGCTGTCTTGATCTTGGTTTTGATGTAAAGCTACATAAACAACGCGTTAGACTTGCAGGTATTGATACTCCTGAAAGTAGAACGCGTGATCTCGCTGAAAAAAAACTTGGCCTAGCTGCTAAAGAAAGACTAAAAGAACTTTGTATTGGTAATTTTAAAATAAAATCTTTAGGCAAAGGAAAATATGGCCGTATACTAGGTATACCGTATACAGAAGATGGTAGAGATATTTGCGATGTTCTTATAAAAGAAGGCCATGCTGTAAAATATGATGGGGGCAAAAAAAGCAAGGTTTGGGGTGACTATTAAAACCCTGTGGAATCAGCAGTAACAATAATTCAAGAAGTAGGTTTTCCTATTGCAGCAGCTTTAGGACTTGGTTGGTTTATTTATAAACTTATCATGCGTATTGTTGATGGTATGGAAACAAAACTTGATACCGTAGATGAAAAAGTAGAAAGCCAAATTGCAGCTATAGAAGAACGACTTGGCACAAAACTTGATTCACAACATGGTATTTTGGTAGCATTGATAGATAGAGTGCGTAGTTTAGATAACGAAATAATACGCCAAGACACCTTAATTAAAACAATATTAGGTGTTCCACAACTTATAGATAGCAATAAAATTGCCAAGGCTGATAGAGATGACCAAAGAAAAGATTAAAGAAACTGAAGCAGAAAAAACAAGAATTTTAATTTTCGTATTGTTTCTTGGGCTAGTAATGTTTTTAGGAATTTTAGCTATAAATGTTAATGCGGATCAAATAGTACATAAGTTTAAATCACCTAGTTTTAACGGTATGGGTACTAGCTCTCATTATTTAACTATAGAAAATCAACAATACACTCGTAAACTTACACTCAAAGAAGAAATAAAAGCCTTACAAGATGAAATAGAAAGAGAAAAAGAGAACTCTACACTTGCAAGATTTATGCGTAATCTTGAATCAAGAGTATATGCTGAATTATCAAGACAGTTAGTAAATAATTTATTTGGTGAAACACCACAAAGCTCTGGCACTATAAATTTAGAGGGTAATACCATAGAATATACAAGTGATGGCACAACATTAACCCTAACTATAACTGAGTCAGATGGCACAATTACAACGATCGTTATCCCTATCGGTACTTTTACTTTCTAGTTGTTCTATATTTGATCAGCTAGAAGATACTTATGAACAGAGATTTTCTGAATACGATGTTGTAGATATTCAAGATTTACAATCAAAAGAACTAAAAAATGCATCAATACCAAAAGTCAGCCCAGTAGTTGCTGTTTATCCTACAGCTTTTACAGACCAAACAGGACAACGTAAAAGTAACAGCGAGTTTGCTTTGTTTAGTACCGCAATAACTCAGCAACCTAATGCACTGCTTATTAGAGCCTTAAAACACGCTGGTAATGGTCAATTTTTTAGAGTTGTTGAAAGAGTTGGCTTAGATAATTTAACCAAAGAAAGACAGCTTATAAGATCTGCAAGAGAACAAACTGCTAATGAGGATGAAAAAAAGAAAGCTCTTAGACCTCTTTTATTTGCTGGTATTTTAATAGAAGGTGCCGTAATTTCTTATGAATCTAATTTAGAAAGTGGTGGTTCTGGTGCCAGGTATTTAGGTGTAGGTAAAAGTGTTCAATACAGAGAAGACAACATAACCGTAAGTTTACGTATGGTTTCTGTTGCTACAGGAGAGGTGTTACTAGAAGTATTAAGTCAAAAAACCATATTTAGTTACGGAAAATCTGAAGACGTATTTAAGTTTATTGAGGTTGGAACTGAGCTAGTAGAAGTAGAAATGGGTAATGCAAGGAATGAGTCATCAACCATAGCTCTAATGAAAGCTATTGAGGGTGGCGTATTAGAAATAATAGAATCTGGTTATGAAAAAGGGTTTTGGATTTTACAAAATGAAAATGAAGGAGTAGAATTAAAAGATGATGAAAAAATTAGTGAGCCTGATTGTGATGCTGAGTGCATTGACAACATACGCGGCTGATAACGAAATATACGTAGATCAATCTGGTACTGGAGCAAATATAGACCTAGAACAACTAGGTATATCTAATATCATTGGTGGCTTAAACTCGACTGCTGGCAGCGTTAATCCTTTTGATTTGGACGGAAATAGTATGACACTTGACATAAATATGATTGGTGCTACCAATAAATTTTTAGGTGATATATTTGCTGATAACTTTACAGGATTTTACGAGTTTGATGGCGGCACTAATTCATTTACTATCCAAGTAGATCCTACAGACACTTATAGTTCAGATGGCTCTAATCAAAATGTAGACGTTACAGGAAGTGGTAATACCTTTACTCTTAACCAAGGTACATCAGCTTTAGCTGCATCACTTGATTTAGATTGGATAATTCAAGGATCCAATAACACTATTACTTCTAATATAAATATAGATAATGCAACTAACTATATGGATATAGATGGCAGTGATAACACAGTAAACTACACAGGCACAGGTGTTACAGCATCAGCAGGTGGATATTTTTACCTTGATCATACTGGAGGATCAAGAAACTTTAATATTCAACAACTGAGTACCCAAGATAATGACTGGCTTAAAATTATTTCAGTTTCTGGCACTGCTGCTTCTACCGTTTGTGTTGTTCAAAACGACCAAGGTACAAGCACAAGCTGCTGATATAGGAGATATTTCCGAACTAAACGGTACAGCTCAAATATTAAGAGATAAACCGTATGATGCAGATTTAAAGTTTGCAATCCAAAGTAACGATGAAGCTATAACAAAAGATGGTCGTATGGCCATTACTTTTCTTGATGAGTCTACTGTAAAATTAACCGAACATTCTCAACTTCTAATAGATGAATATATCTATGACCCTGATCCAAGCAAAGCAAAAATGTCACTTACTTTTGGTCTTGGTACAGCTAGGTTTATTACTGGTAATTTAAACCGTATAGACAAACAAAATATAAGTCTTAAAACACCTACAGCTAATATAGCAATAAGAGGGACTGATTTTACGGCCACAGTTGATGAACTGGGACGTAGCCTTATTATTTTGTTACCAGACGCTCTAGGGCTTTCTAGTGGCGAAATAGAGGTAGTTACAGCTATGGGTACTGTTTTACTTAATAAACCGTATGAAGCTACTACAGTAAGCGTGTTTGAGTCTGCTCCTACTAAACCAGTTATATTAGATCTAACCCTTGATCTTATAGACAATATGTTAATTGTTACGCCACCAAAAGAAGAAGTTTTAGTTGAAGAAGAAACCACAAGCACACAAACAGATAGCGTTTTAGATTTTAATGATCTTGATATTGATTATCTTGCAGAAGACTATTTAAAAGAAGATAGTTTAGAATTTACAGAACTAGACATAAATTATCTTGATGTAAATTATCTTGAAGACTTGCTGAATGTATTAGATGCATTAGCCGTTGCTGAAGAAGAAGATCAACTAGCACAAGCAACTAGCACACAAATAACAGGCACTTTGCTTGGTAAAGACCCAGATACTCAAATAACAACATTAATTACAGGAAATGTTGTAAGTTTAAGAAGAGAGGTAAGTGAAAGCGTAAGATTAGATTTAGATGGAGGAACTGCATATACAGTTATTTTGATTCAAGATGGTATTTCTAATACAATAAAAATCAATGGAGGCAGTGACAGCGTTATTACTATCACTCAGAGTGATTAAATGAAGAGACTATTATTACCAATACTTATAATACTATCTTTACCACTTTTGTTTCAAAGCACGCCTACAGAAATTATAAAACTTAAAACTTTTGATGCTTTAATACAAACACCAGAAGAATCAGGTAATTTTGTCATACTTAATATTACAGAAGAAGATGTAGAACGTGAAGGCGGTTGGCCTTTGCCTAGACAAAGATTAGCTGAAATACAATTACAAATTTTAGATAAAGGTGCAGTAGGTGTTGGTTGGGTAGTATCTTTTCCACAAGCAGACCGAATGGGTGGTGATGAAATGTTTGCAGAAGCATTAAGTTATGCACCTTCTGTTATAGCAATGTTTGAGGATGGTAAAGGTAATTATCCTGCTTCACCTGGAACTGTTGTGCTTGGTAACGATAATGGTGGTATAATCAGTATGGGAGTAAAGCAGAACCTACTTCTCTTATCCAATCACACACTTCAAGGTTTAGCGATTGCTCCCACTGATGTAGATCAGCTTGTTAGAAGAATACCTCTTTTAGTAAAAACACCTAATAATGATTGGATTCCTAGTTTTGGTACACAAATATACAAAGCATTATTTGATGTAAAAACTTACATTATAAAAACTAATGATAATGGTATAGAAGAAATATCAATAAGAGGAATACCACCAGTTAAAACAGATAGTTTTGGTCGTAAGTGGATTAGTTGGGTTAATACACCACAAACAGATCTACAAGAAATGGACGTTAACGGTAAGTTTGTTTTTGTAGGTGTTACTGCTAATGGAGTAATGCCACAAGTAGCTACACCTCAAGGTTTATTAGAGCCACATAAAATACAAGCAGCACTAGCAGAATCAATATTAATACAAGATAGTCCATATATACCTGACTGGTCTTTAGCTGCTGAACTTATGATGCTTATTGTATTTGTAAGTTTTATTTGGTTTGCACTTCATTATTTTGGTATTACTTGGGGTATAAGTGTTGCTACAGTATTGATGTTTACTACTGGTGGCTTAGGTTATTATTTTATAACTAAAGGCTTGTTAATAGATGTTTCTTGGACACTTATATCAGAGTTTATATCAGGATCAATCGCCTTTTATTTAAGGTTTAGACAACAATATAAATTAAGACAACAAATTAAAAAACAGTTTGAGCACTACTTAGATCCACGCCAGGTTAAAAAACTACAAGATGATCCTAGTTCTTTAGTGCTTGGTGGAGAGCGTAGATATTGCACGTTTTTATTCAGTGATGTAAGAGGATTTACTGCTATGTCAGAAAAATTAGAACCAGAAGAAGTTACAGAAATAATGAACAAAGCTTTAACTATACAAGCTGACGCAGTAAAAAAATATGGGGGTATGGTAGATAAATACATAGGTGATGCAATGATGGCTATTTTTAATGCACCAATAGATTTGCCGAATCACGAAACTGTAGCTGTATTGTGTGCTGAGGAAATTCAAGAAAGTATAAAAAAAGCTAATTTAGGTATAGAAATAGGCCTTGGTGTTAACACTGGATATGCTGTGGTAGGCAACATGGGTAGTGATACAAGGTTTGATTATTCAGCTATTGGTGATGCTGTTAATTTAGCTGCAAGACTTGAAAGCTCCACAAAGGATGTTGGAGAAGATATTGTTATAGGTTATGATACTATTAGTGCAAGTGACTTTAGCAATGAATTAATACTAAAAGAACTTGATAGTATTTTTGTAAAAGGCAAAGAAAAGCCAATTAAAATATATACATTACAAAATGGTTAATAAAAAAATGACAGTAAACGATGTAGCAGAAAGACTTACAAAGTTAGAAACAATATCACATGAACGTTGGAAAACCGCATTTAATGAGTTTTCTGATATAAAACAAGAAATAACCTATATTAACTCAACCATAAAAGCTACTACCTTTGGGGTGTTTGGTTTTCTTGGTGCGATAGGTATAGCTGTATTAACGAGTATATTAATATGAAAGGTTTATTAAAAAATATAATAGGAGCTGTTGCTCCAACATTAGGATCTGCCATGGGAGGCCCATTAGGGAATATGGCAATGGGTAAAATAGCTGAAGTATTAGGCGTATCTAACGATCAAAAATCTGTGCAACAAGCAATACAAAACGCTACACCTGAACAAATGATGGAACTTAAAAAAGCAGAGCAAGACTTTGAAGTGCAGATGAAAGAACTTGACGTTGACGTATTTAAACTTGAAACGCAAGATAAACAACACGCCAGAGGTTTGTTTAGCAAAGATTGGACTGCTCGTATTATAGGTTTATTCACAATAGGTGGTTTTCTTGGTTATATATTTTTAGTAACACTACAACCACCAGAGCAAAACAGCGAAGCATTAATTAATTTAGTGCTTGGTTATCTTGGAGGATTAGCAAGTGCTATTATTTCGTTTTATTTCGGAGCATCTCACACCAGCGACAAAGGAGAGTAATATGCAAATATCACAAGAAGGTTTATCTCTTATAAAAAAGTTTGAAGGATGTGAGTTAGAAGCATATCGTTGTGCTGCAAATGTTTTAACAATAGGTTATGGCTCAACTAAAGGTGTTAAAGAGGGCGATACTATAACTCAAGAAGAAGCTGATAATTTGTTGCTGCATGAAATGAATGAGTATGAAGGCTACATAAACGATATGGTAGAAGTAGATTTAGAACAAAATCAATTTGATGCTATGGTTTCATGGGTATTTAATTTAGGTCCAGCTAATTTGAAAGCATCTACATTGCTTAAAGTTTTAAATTCAAAAGATTATGACGGAGTGCCTATGCAAATTAAAAGATGGAACAAAGCAGGAGGTCAAGTTAAACAAGGTTTAATAAGAAGAAGAGAAGCAGAAGCTTTGCTATTTGAAGGCAAAGAATGGCATGAGGTATAAGAATGCCATTACAAAAACTTACATTTAGACCAGGCATTAATAGAGAAGGAACTGATTACGATAATGAAGGAGGCTGGTTTGATTGTAATCTAGTTCGTTTTCGTAAAGGCAGGCCAGAAAAATTTGGGGGTTGGGAAAAACTTTCTACAAATACATATTTAGGAACGGCAAGAGCTTTACATGCTTGGATTTCATTGGGAGGTACTAAATATTTAGGTCTTGGTACAACTTTTAAGTATTACATAGAATCTGGTAACGTTTTTAATGACATTACGCCAATAAGATCAACAACAAGTGCAGGAGACGTAACATTTTCTGCAAGCAATGGTGATGCAACAATAACAGTTGCAGATACAGGGCATGGTGCTGTTCAAAACGATTTTGTAACTTTTAGTGGGGCTGCAACGTTAGGAGGCAATATAACAGCAGCAGTTTTAAATCAAGAATATCAAATAGCCACTATAGTGAATGCTAACAGTTATACAATAGAGGCAAAAGATACATCTGGAGCAACGGTCACAGCTAATGCTTCTGATTCTGGTAATGGTGGCTCATCTGTTGTTGGTACTTATCAAATAAGTGTGGGTTTGGATGTTTATATACCTGGAACTGGTTGGGGTATAAATGGATGGGGATCTGGAACTTTTGGTAGCACATCATCATTAAGTAATACAAATCAATTAAGAATATGGACTCATGACAACTTTGGTGAAAATTTAATAATAAATCAAAGATCAGCAGGAATATATCAATGGACAGAAAATAATGGTGTATCAACAAGAGCTGTAGAATTATCTAGTATATCAGGTGCAAATTTAGTTCCTACTAAAGGTTTACAAGTAATTACATCTGAAAAAGATAGACATTTAATAGTTTTAGGTGCAGATCCTATATCTGGATCCTCAAGAACTGGTACTGTAGATCCTATGCTTATAGCATTTAGTGATCAAGAAAATGCTTTAGATTTTGAGCCCTTGTCAACGAACACTGCAGGTTCACTTAGGTTGTCAAGCGGCTCATCTATTATTGGTGGTGTAAAAGCAAGACAAGAAATATTAGTTTGGACTGATACAGCACTTTATAGTATGCAGTTCATAGGCCCACCATTTACTTTTGGTATAAATCTTATTAACGAAGGTACAGGGTTGATAGGTCCAAAGGCTGCCGTTACTACACCAAGTGGTGTTTACTGGATGAGCTATAACAATTTTTATTCTTATAATGGTAGCGTGCAAACACTACCTTGTTCAGTTCATAACTACGTATTTTCAGATATAAATCTAACACAATCTTTTAAAGTTAACGCATTTACAATAAAAGATAAAAGCGAAGTTGGTTGGTTTTATTGCTCATCTAGTTCAGATGAAGTAGATAGATATGTTATTTACAACTATGTGGAGGGTGTTTGGTTTTATGGTCAATTATCAAGAACTGCATGGCTTGACTCAGGGATTGTAAATTATCCAAGATCTGTATCTTCAGGATATTTATACCAACAAGAAATAGGATTTAATGATGATGGTTCGCCTATGACTAATGTCTTTATAGAAAGCAGTGATCTTGATATAGGAGATGGTAATCAATTTAGTTTTGTAAAAAGAATAATACCAGACTATAAATTCTTACAAGATGATAATAACGGAAATATAAATATAGTTTTAAAAACAAGGAACTTTCCAGGCGATACTCTTGCAACAAATTCAACCAGTGCTATAACATCTTCAACTCAACAAGCTTTTGTAAGAAGTAGATCACGTCAGATAGCATTAAGATTTGAATCTGACGATGATGCTAATAATGATGGTAATTTATCAATAGGATGGAGATTAGGAGCTACACGTATAGATATTAAACCTGACGGTAGAAGATGAGTAAGTTATTACAAACGCAACTACCTTTAGCTAATGAAAATGTCACATCAGATTTGTTTAATAGATTGGTTAGAATACTAGAAATCAACCTTGGTGCTGTAGATTTAGATAATGTAAGACAAATATCTGATGATGAAAAAAACACATTAAAATTTAATGATGGCAGTATTATATGGAATACAACTGTTGGTGTTTTACAAGTATATACAGGTAATATATGGGTTGATATAGGTAATAGAACCTCACCTAAAGGTTTTGAAATGACAACTTCAGTAGGTGCAGTTTCTGTAAAAACTAATGGTGATATAACTATAGAGCTATGATCAATACAGCAGAAAATATAAATTACCAAGTTAAAAACCTTTTGTTAACCTATCCTGCTGATTGGTACATACAAAAAGATACTTTTGAAGCAGTAAAAGACTCTATACAACCAATTGTAAACTTTTACGAAGATAGTGGTTTGCAGCCTAGAAAAGATACAAAGTTAGATAAAATTATTCAAGAACCTTTAAAAGATGTTTATACAGTACCTTTTTTTTCAGAAAAGTTTTGCAACATACTTTTAGATGAAATGCAAAGCTTAGAAACGCATTTTGGGTTCAATCCAAACCCAGAAGAAGATAATTTACGACAAATACCAGAAATAACTTTTCAAGATAATTGTCCACAAATCTTTCAATCTTTGATGCAAACGATATATACTATAGGAAATCCTATATTTTTGAATATTTGGAATCGACACGTAGATAGTGGTGGAATACAAATAGCAAACTATAATTTAAAGGATAAAAAACAAGGTGCTTGGCATCATGACGCAAGTGCCGATATTAGTATGGTAGTTCCTTTGAACACTGGAAAGTACAAAGGTGGCGGAACTGAGTTTTTAAAACGTGGTACAGTTGAGCCATTACCTACAGGCCACGCTCTTATTTTTCCGAGTTTTACTCATATGCACAGGGGACTTGCAGTAGAATCAGGAGATAGATACTTATTAGTATTTTGGTTAAAATGTTTACAGGAATAATTTGAGCATGAATAGAATCGACAACTCAGGCAAAGGTATAGCAGGTTTAGGAAGAGGAGAGGACAGTATGCTTGCTCACGTGGCACCAGGAGAAATGGTGGTCCCACCAGTTATATCTCCACAAACACAAAAAATAATAGAACAAGAAATGATGGCGGTTGGACTTGATCCTAATGAATATAGGGTTGGTGAAGGTATGTCAATAAACCCAATAACAGGTATGGCAGAGTTTGGTTTTCTTAAAAAATTAGGTAAAAAACTTAAAAAGGTAGTAAAAAAAGTAGCACCACTTGCTGTGTTAGTGCCTGGAGTAGGTACTGCACTAGGTGGAGTATTAGGTAAAGCAGGTTCACTAATGGGCTTCAGTGGTACTGGTAAAGTAGCAAATTTTTTACAGGGAGTAGCACAAAAAAATATACCAGGCATATCACCATTTTTAAGTGGGTTAACAGCAACAGCTACAGGTGGTTTAGGCACTTTTGGAGGTGCTATAAAATCAGGATTACAAAACCCTTTTGGAGGTATATTTAGTGGTAGACCTACAACAACTGGTGGTGCTTTTGTCAATCCTTTAACTGGTGCAACTGGTGGTATAGGCTCACAATTTACACAAATGTTTGGCGGTGCTAAAGGGAGTCAATCAGGAGGCGGTATTAGTTTGCCATTACTAGCTCTAGCAGGTCTTTACGGCAAAGCAGTTAAGTCTGATTATGAAAAGAAGCAAGGTGGCTTACAAGATATAAGAACATCAATACGACCAGATTTAGTACCTCAACAAACATTTCAAGGTTTTGATATGGGAATAAGAGGAGCTAAAGATGGTGGATTACAAGAATTAGATATGCGTATGGGTGGCCCTTCAGTGGGGCCAGGAACAGGCACAAGTGATGATATACCAGCTATGTTGAGTGATGGTGAGTTTGTAATGACATCAGCAGCTAACAATGGTTTAGGTGGATTTAAAGTAACAAAAACAGAAACAGGCATAGAACTTATACCAAATGGTTCACCAAATAGACAAAAGGGTGCTGAAAACATGGACAAGCTTATGAAAACTTTTGAGCAATTTAATAAAATAGGACAAGTATAATGGGCTTTATGACCAAATTATCACAAGCATTAAGAAATCAAATTATGTCTCCAATTGGTAGACCAGTTTCTGCTATAGGTGTTAGGCCTATGTTAAGAGAACCTGGAATAGATATAGTGGGTGAAAAAAGTATATTTGGGCAGCCAAACCCATTTGGCACACCTATACCTCCAGCACGTAGCCCATTACAAAACGCGTTTGATAATATACAAAAACAAATTCCACAAAGACCACCATCAATAGGTGGTGTAGGCGGTATA